TCGGCTATTTTCTGTTTTATAGCCAATAACATTTCATTCCCCATAATTATCTCCTTGCAAAGTATTTATAATATTTCCCCAAAACGAGGAAACAATATGCGTGTTTTCATTTTTCGCTTTCGACCATTCGTTGTTCATTTTTGCTAAAGCGAAAGGGTTAGCCGGAACATTACAAATCGAAAATTCCAAAAGTTCCTGTTTCCTGAAAATAAGCGATGTGCCGTCTTTTGATGTTTCCCTGTCAGGTATTTCAATCTCAATGACACGAAACCCGACCGACCCCGCCCTTATTACTCCAGCCTTTACGCGCTGTCCTATACTCCACCCAAAGGGGTCATAAATTTTATCATTGAAATACACAAGACCATGAAGCCCTGTATCATCAATGGTTAAACTTTCGATTTTTCCGATTGCCGGAATGTCGTACCTGTGCGCCCACTCGATAACAGGGTTATCCATAAACCGCTTAAAGTCCCAACCTTGCGGGTCTATGCGTTCGCCATATCGATCAAGGTCAAACGTTGATAAAGTCCACGGCATACCTTGTACCGCTTCATCGTCAGCAGTAAGACGAAACGGAACAGAAGTTATAAGTTCAACATCACCAGTAATTTTTTGTATTCCCGTAACATCTTTTTTTATTCCCAAATAGTCAAGCAAACTTTGTTTGCGCAATACAGAAGCGTTACCCGCCTGATACTCTCCGCTTTTCGTTCTTATTAGCATTTCTTTCCCCTTCTCTTTATTTTTTCCTCTGGCAGAGGATTAAGGATTAAATCTTTATGGTGAAAACAAAGCTCATTGAGTGATATTATTTCAAGCCTCAATGCGATATGGACTAATTCAAGCACACTTCTGGCGTTTAACGTTGTGAGAATATCGTTTTTATGTCTTGATACCGTACACCGTGAGATATGCAAAATGTCGGCGATTTCCGTATCTTTCCAGCCGTTACAGACAAGCCGTATTACTTCTTTATGCCTTGGCGTTATTTTCCCTGCGGGCATTGGATAATCACGTCTTAAATCAATTCGCTCTATAACATCAGGAGAAATAAATACTCTGCCTTTACTGAGTTCATCTAACCCCTTGTACCAAAGGTCTATACCTTCAAACGATGTAACATACGAATTCACACCGTTCAAAATAAAGTACATTGCAAGCTCGGGCGGGTATTCACCAACAACCAAAGCCGCCATTTTAATTTTAGGGAAATTCCGTTTTAATTCCCCCATCAGAAACGGCGTACAACTTTGATAAAACCTTGCCCCCATCATTAAAAGGGCTGGCTTCTTTTCCCGAATCAGTGAGTTAAGCGCGTCTTTTTCAAGAGCCGTTACCGTTACATCGGGAAATCCCATTCTTTCCAGTTCTGCTTTGTAGTATTCGTGGTTTTTAACTTCACGAGTTACCATCAGCGTTCCGCCTTTCATTTGTTCCCCCCTGTCCCATCGGGATCACAACCACTCGTTGAAATAAGATTTTTAGGCTTATGCCAAACATCACCCCACGGCTTTGGTTCTTTGCCACGCTCTTTCAACACATCGTTAATTGTTTTTATTCCGGCGTTAATTTCCGCAATATCTCTTTTGCTTTGCGCGTCCTCGCTCTCCATAAGTTCAGGCACATCCCACAAGTCAAAGACACCACGTTCTTTAATGCCGAGCCGTATAAAAAATTGCGTTTCAAGTATTTGCTCAAATTGGCGTAAGATAGGTATGAGGGTATATTTCCAAAATGCGGAATGTTGTTCGGCGGTGTCCTTGCCGGAAAGTGCGGTAGATTTATCGCTAATGTTGGCAACCCTCGGCGGTATGCCGAAACGCGCAAGAATCGTGTACAAGTTCCAGCGTTTCAGTTCAAAAAGTTTTATTACTTCCGGCGTGAAGGATAACGCTTCAAAGTTTGTACCTTTTCCAAGCACGGCGATTTTTCTGCCAGTTTTGACAGCACCGTATTTGCTTTCCCAACGCCTTTCAAGCTGGTCTGCTTCTTCGGGTCTCAATGTCTGTTCAGTTTTAAGTATTCCCTGCGGTATGGCGTTATTTTTGAGTAACTGCGAATTAGCCTTGTTTGCGTAGTAATCCTGTTCCAGTTCCAGAGCAAGGGAAACCAGAGGATTAACACCACGTACAAAGTTCCACGGATTCCATTCCTTGAAGTGTATAATTTCATCAGAAAGTATGGGGATTAGTTCAGTGCCGGAATGGTAAAACCAACGGCGTGGTATATGCCTGTAACCTAAATCAATACTCCCTGTCAATTCACCTTCATGGCGCATTTTCCGTGGGTCAAGTATATAAATTTCTTCGGGAACACCGCCGGAGTAGTTTTCGCCGAACCACCAAAACGCTTCACCTTCAATGAACCACCAAGCGGCGGTTTCTTTCCAAAGGTCAAATCTGCTTAAAGCAGGGTTGGGACTATGAAATAAATCAAATATTTTACCATTCGTTACATCATCTCCACCGTTCTTAACTGTAAAATCCGCACGAGCAATATTGCGAATTAGGATATTCACGGCAATGTTTACCCATGCGTGAAATAGGTAGTTGTCGTTTTGCTTATGCTCAACATTAAATATATTAAAATCGTCATGCGCTATCAAGGAATTTAGCGTTTCACTTTTTGTTTTTATATTATCTTGCCTCTGTCGGTTATATAAAAACCTTTTGAATACGTTCATGATAACCTCTGCTCCGTGCGGCTGGATTCGCCAACTTTGTTGGCGCACGCACAAGTAAAACCGAACATGAAACGCAGTTTCATGATAGAATCACTCCCTGTTGCACATCAGAAAAAATGGCATACCGCAGAGCGTCCAAAAAATGGTCGTTTGCTTTTACAATCTGTCCCGCCTCATCTCGGCAGTAATCCCAAATCTCTGACAGAACTCCAGTACATTTTTCACATACAAAAAATTGTTTGCGTTCAATTTTGGCGTTGATAAAATCAATCCCGCTTTCAACAGAGTTATTTGCTTTAGTCCCGCCAGATATTTCTTGTATGCGTTCACCGCCAGCCGGATCGCAATAAACTGGAAAACTGCCATCATTGTCGCAACCCAATAAACCCCTTGCGGAAAGTTCCTCATTAAAACTTTGGGTAGTCATGTTAAACGCTCCGTAATCGTCAAGAACATAAATCACGTCCCCAACCCAACCAATCTTTACAAAGGTGATATTCAAACCAAAATCTTGCCCTGCCGCCAATCGGTCAAACCGTTCAGGAAGGTCAGCAACTTTGACAATCATCGTTTCGTCAAAGCGGTCATATATCACACCTTCCGCTTTTACCCATAATCCATCACGGAAGCGGGCTTTTTGTTTTTCAGGCAGAACATCAAGAATGTCGGTAATATAATCTTCAGGTAAGTTGTCCCTGTTATCTTCGGGGTTCAGAAGCATGGAAGCGTACAGTTCCGCTTTTTCCAGTGGTTCGCTTGTCAGAAATTGCCGCTTCAATACAAAAATCTTATACGCCCAATGTAAGGGGCTGCCCGGATTGCAGTCATAGTAAAAAAGATTTCTACAACCCTGTACCCGCATAGCAAGCCTTGAATATGCGGTTGTTACAGCGGCGTAGGAAAGTTGGCTAATCTCATTAAAGTAAATCGTGTTATACTCATGCCCCAAAATCTTGTCTGCCTGTTCCCTGTCTCCCAACCCGCCAATCCATATTTCAGAGCCATTAAAAAGAGTAATCACGTTTTCATGTGCGAGGTATCTATAACCAGTTTTGCCGATAGTGTTATCAAGCCACGGAAATAAAGTCTCCCGCAGTACCGATGAGCGAGCGTCCTTTGCGCGGTAACGGCAAATCAAATGACGGCTTCCCGCATACCGTATAGCACGGTAAATAATCGCCATCACTATTACGGTAGTTTTCCCTGAACGTGAGCCGCCAAAAAGCAATATATGTTTCGCCCCGCTTTTCAACAGTGCCAGCGCTTTACGCTGAATGGCGGTAGGCTTAAACAAAACCGAAGTACCCATACAGCCGCCTATAGCCCTTGAAAGTCAGAGGTAAAGTTTAGTTCCCCCTGTTTCGCTACAGCCTTGCCATCAGAAGCAACAAGCCCCGCCGAATCACGTTCAGCCTTAATCGCCGTCTGCACCCATTCGGTTACATTGCCCTGCGTCAAATCTTCGGGATTCATCAAGTCAAGTTTCTTCTTAACGACTTCAAGCATTTTTCCAGTAACTGCTCTATGCTGCTCCCCTTGCGCCTCAATTGTTTTTCGGAGTTCCGTCTGTTTCATTTTTTCTGCATTGCGGTCATAACCCGCCGCACGTTCCAGCCAGCGAAATTGCGCCGACCAGTTCCGCCAAACCCTGTAGCGTTTTTCCAACTTGCTATTATCTGTTTCACTGCTACGAATCAGCGAATTTTCTACCGCCTTGCGGATATTCCGTTCCGCTCCCAAATCACGGAAAATACAGAAAGCCGCATAAGCAAGAGCCGTTTCACCTTCTAGCCGTTCCCAACTTTCATACGGCAACATTTCAGCCAAGGCCGATTTCGGCCATGCTTCCTCGACAACCTTTTGAATGTCCGTCATGCCTTTCTCCCAGTTCCACGGCTATTTGCGTCAGCAAATAGCCCCGCTTCCCGCTTTTCAACCCATTCTTCAATTTCCGATTTCTTGTACCGTACCGCCCTGTTTATCTTGTGAAAGGGGATTTCCTTGTTCATCGTGTAACGGCGAATAGTAGGAATGGAAAGCCGCACAATCGCCGCAACTTCTCTAACTGTCAAATAAATATCCACACAAGCCCCCAAAATTAAATCCATGCAAACTGCATTTATGCCGCCGGTTTCCCGCCGCTTCATACATTAAAAATAGGGTTCTGTGGTTAAGAAAAAAATGGTACTTATGTAGCATTTGAGGGGTAGGGCAAAAAAAAAGGCTCCCGGACAGTACCGAAAGCCAAACAAACAGGAAATAGGGTAGTTTATTGGTCATTAGCGGTTTTGGGCTTCGGTTCTCTTGTCTGTTCAGTTTTGGTATAAGAAACCTCAACAACCCGCCCATCATGCAGTTT